AGTATGAGGAAGAAGAACTTCTAAGACCTGCAGTTGATGATCTATGTATGTCATGTCCTGTTATGAAGTCTTGTTTTGCTGTTGGTATTAGTCAGCAAGAGTGGGGCGTATGGGGCGGTATCTACCTTGAAGGTGGAGAAATATCAAAAGAGTTTAATAACCATAAGAGTAAATCAACATGGGGTTCAGTATGGCAACAGTTAACTATGGGTGGATAACATGTATACAGAAGCAATGAGACGTGCTGCAATGTCACTGACACCACCAAAAGATTTCTCTGTTGAGATCTATGACAATGGAGACTTTCTTGTTGTTCGTGCTAATGCACATCAGTTTATAAATCTTTATCATGATGAAAAAATACAAGCAGCAGAGTATTTGATTAGATTGAAAAAGGCTTTAGAACAAGAAGGAGCAATGGTTCTTTTGGTACGCAGTGAATTAGGAGATGACGCAAAATGATGGATCTATTAGTATATCTATTTTTAATTTTAATTATTTTTTATATGGTTTTGCAAAATATAAAGACTAAAAGAAAATTCTCTAAAGCAGTTGAGACCTTGTTTCAATTGTACATAGATAAAAATATCTCTGATAATCTTGCTAAAGAAAAATTAGAGGAGTTGTCTGTAGAAGATCAAAATAACAAGATAAGCCAGGATGACTTCATTGTGTTCTTAACTCAGTCTAGGCAGTGGGCTTTTGATTATATTGAGCAAACTCAGGCTGCTATACAAGAGTTTAAAGACTCTGCTGGTCCATCGCTTGACTACTTCAAGGAGTATGGGGCAGTAATGAATCTGCCAACAGATCAATTATTTAGTCAAATAATGCCAGCGTATGATAAACTTATAGATATGCTACCAAAGGATAATGAAGAGAATGAGATTTAAAGGTAAGGGATACATCGATAACTCTGCTTTTTTTGTTTGTTGGGAAATTGACTGCAAAGAAGAAAGCACAAAGATATGGGCAAATAGTCAGGGCCCAGTAATAGACTTGTGTGACTTTCACTACAATCAAGCAATATATGAACAGGGGATGTAAAATGAAAGATATTATCTTGTCAACACTAACAGGTTTTGGATGCGGTGTCGTGTTCGCAGCATTCAAATTGCCAGTACCAGCACCACCAGTTTTTGCGGGAGTCGCAGGAATTATTGGGCTATGGATTGGTTTTACAATACTAACACGAGTTATATCCTAGGAGGAATAAAATGAATACACAAATTAAGAATGCTCTAGCATCTTACGGAAGATCAGTACTCGCAGGTGCTGCAGCGCTATACATGGCAGGAGTTACGGATCCAAAGGATCTTGCATACTCGCTGCTATCAGCATTAATCCCAGTTGCACTCAGAGCAGCAAACCCAAACGATCCAGCATTTGGCAAGTTGCCAACTGTTGAAGAGGTAGATCGTGTTGTCAAGACTGCGCCAAAGAAGAAGGCACCAGTTAAGAAGACAGCAGTGAAGGCCAAGAAGGGCTAAGGTGTTGGGGGGCTTCGGCCCCCCACATTCACTATGGGAGACTACACAATAGAACAAAGGCTTTTTTATTTAAACGAGTTGTTATCGAGTGACCTTGCAATGGAAAATTATAAATCTAACACCCCGTTTATGTTTAGTAAAAAGGTTTCATTTGATATTACATGGGATGAAATATTGTCGCTAGTAAATGAAGATATTAATGATGAAATATCAACAAACCAAGACTATTACAATGGTGCTGGATTTAGAATAACAAGAGCAGATAGAATCAAAAAAGTATCTCTTGTGGTAGATCAAATAGAAGACTTGTTTCAAAAATCAAAAAATGCCCCTAAGGAAAGACCAAGCAGAACTCATCAGATTTATGTTAATTACACAACTCATACAAACTTAAATTCTGTTCCACCGCATTCCGATAATGACAATGTATTTTTTTGGCAAGTTCAAGGTAGATCCTTGTGGACTATATATGCCGAATCTTTTAAAACAGCAGAAGAACTTACAGAAGACGACATATCTCACACCTTTGAGTTAAATCCTGGAGACATGATATATTGTCCTAAGTACAGAAAGCATACAGTAACTACATTGTCACCACGTGCAGGTATCTCTTTAGGATTTAACAACCCAAAATAACGTACCCCTGGCAAGAATCGAACTTGCGACGCATGGCTTAGAAGTCCATCGTTCTGTCCACTGAACTACAGAGGTGTGGAGCGGATGATGAGAATCGAACTCACCCCTTCTGCTTGGAAGGCAGAGGCACTACCAATATGCAACATCCGCATCGTACACCAGGTAGGACTTGAACCTACGAATAGCCGAATTATGAGTTCGGTGCCTTAACCAACTTGGCTACTGGTGCATGTTATAAGTATAGCAACTGTACAAAAGTAAGTCAAATCAACATGGTATAATTATTATATGATTGAAAATGAAAACCCAATAATGCCAACCACTACATACCAGGGGTGCGATTGCGAAACCTGCAAGGAATTAAACGTTGACTGCCCAGATTGTCCAGTCTGCTCTGATTCTTCTATGAAGATTGACTCAGAAGTTGCAATGGCCATGTATGACTCATCAATTGGCAAAGCAGATCCTTGTTGGGATGGATACGTACAACGGGGAATGAAGCCAGGAGCAGATGGAAATCCAGTTCCCAACTGTGTTCCAGTTGCAAAAGCAGCAGAAGTTGTATTAGACTTAGATAGTTTTAAGGGTATAGGGAAAGACTATACAAGATCAACCAGAGAAAAACATTCCCTATGATTTTTGACAACACAAATCCAAATTATAGAATCATTAAGAATTTTTTAAATGATCAAGAGTTTACTCAAATAAAAAAAGATCTAGAAACGCAATCAGATGAACACTGGAACTACGAGTTTGACACATACTATCCAAAGCAAGAAGATGTTACAGAGGATTACTGGACTGGCATAAAGGACTGGCGAGGAATGTCTATTAATCTATCCAAAGATAGAAAAGAACTATTAGAAAAAAATAACATCAACGTAGAACTGTATCAAAACATACTTTACCTTGCACAAAAGCAGGTAGAGGCTAGGTTTGAGGTAAAGGTAGTAAACGAACAATATCTTTTGAACAGATGGAGAGTTGGCAGAGAGCAAAGACCACATGTAGACTATGTTCTTGATGAAGAAGAAAATAATTATGACAACATGCATCAGTTTGGAATGACTGATGAATACATAGATCTATTTAAAAAGAATTACAAGACAAAGCATTTTTCTACTATGATATATCTTAATAGTGATTTTGAAGGGGGAGAGTTATACTTCCCTCATTATGATAATCTTCACATTAAGCCAGAAGAAAACATGATGATCTGTTTTAAGGGTGACAGCAATCATATGCATGGTGTAGAAAAAGTAACAAGCGGTATAAGACATACCCTATCACTATTTTGGACGGAGATATAATGCCAAAGAAAAAAGCACATGCGTTTAATCCAATGCAGATTAAAGATGGCTGGATCGTTAGACTTTACAAAGATGGAAGAATTAAATCTAAGATAGAGCCATATCTAGTTAAGCATAACAATGATAAAAACATTTCCAAAAAGCCGTAGTCAGGCTCATCAAGAATCCTTTGTTCTTAATGTCCTTAATGAAAAGACTAATGGATTCTATCTTGAGTTAGGTGCTGGATGGCCAACAAAAAATAGCAACACATATCTACTTGAGTCAGAGTATAACTGGAGTGGCATATCTTTTGAGAATGATCCAGTACGTGCAGAAAACTATAACTCAATTAGAAAAAATAAAACACTTTGCGAAGATGCAATATCTTTTGACTATCTAAACTATTTCTTATCAAATAACGTGCCAACCCAAGTAGACTATCTACAAATGGATATACACCCCGCAGAAGCCACGCTAGAGGCTTTAAAGGCACTTCCTATGGACAAGTATAGGTTCTCTGTAATCACGTATGAGCATAATGGATACGATAATCTATCTAATAAGATAGAGTCTCAGGAAATCCTTTTAGATCTTGGATATGTTTTAGTGGTTGAAGATTTAAAATATTTTTCAATGGCTTTTGAAGACTGGTGGGTAGATCCCAAGGTGGTAGAATATAAATACTATAAAGATTTTATATCTAAAAATATCAATCACAAAAAATTGTTTGGAGAAACATGATTACATTAGCAGATAAGATAGAACTATTCAATGTTAAAATCAATCCAGATGCTTGGATTGAATTGATAGAAGATGCTTCTAAGACATACCCACTAACTGATGTTGCTAGAAGACCTCACCTAACAATGGAGTTACCAAACTTCATATGCGAGACAGACTCAGACAGCGCTACACTGCTTAGATCAGAGTTTTTAAAGTGTGTTGTTGATCCAATATACGCATATATGACAAAATACAATATTGATAATATGGAATTAAAGAAAAAGTTTATAACAGTATCTAAACTATTAGATGGTGGCATGGGTGTTCATAGAGATGATAAGTTGTATAATTCAGATAACTTTAT